TCACTCCGTACTTCTAATGTAATCTAAACGTTCCCGATCAATCTTCTTAATGAAATTACTACTATCTTTAGTCAACCCATATTTTATATAATCCAAAAATTCTTTTAGCTCTGGTGTAATCTGGCCTTTATAGCCTCTAGCATTAATCGAAATCCAATGTGTTTTCGTATTAGCTTGCGAATCAGGATTATCTTTATCTAAAAGAAACGTACCTTCATAGATATATTTTCCTTCGCCGAATGGATCGAATGGATCCATATATGTTCCTTTTTATCAACTACAAATACTGATGTATCAAGCTTTCTATAAAATGCTGTGCAACATTTGTGCAACAGCTATTTTTTAGCAGAATAATTATATCATTTTGATAGCTCATTTAAATCGGAGATGATTTTATTATCTTCTGATTTCTTTAGCTCATCAATTAAGTAAGCATAATATTTTAAAGTTGTAGCAACATTACTATGACCTACTCTCTGACTGATAGCCACAATATCTACATGCTTCTTAATTAAATATGCAACGTGAATATGTCTTAAACTGTGAAAGTGAATATCCTTATTGATATTAGCATCTTTTAGTAAACTTCTCAAAGTTGAATTCACAGTCGCAGAAGTAGGTGGCAGATCATTTTCTGCAGGATTGCCAAAAACGAATTTACATTTATTGGCTTTCAAGTCATTAAGTCGTTCAAGTAAAAAATCATTAGCCTTGATTTTACGTATGGAACTTTTGTTTTTAGTTGGCCCTATTTTCTTACGTTGCCAACTCCATGATTTATTAATATCAATAATATTATTTGTAAAATCTATATCGTTCCATTGTAAGCCGGATATTTCACCTAATCTTGCACCAGTAAAAATAGCAGTGAGGATCATATGCCGTGATGGTGTATTAATATCTAGTTCATTAATAGTTGTTTGAGTCAATCTTTTGATTTCATCAACATTCAAGTAAGTCACAGCTAATTCTCTATCTTCATTACCATGAACTTGAACTTGCTTAGTAAAATCAGCGGATATAAGACCATCAATAATAGCTGAATTAACACAAGCTCTAACACTGCCATTCAATTTCTTTACAGTAACTGGAGCATGTTTCTTAGCTGTAAAATTAATAAATTCTTGGTACTTGGTTCTAGTTATATCTTTAATGGTTAAATCACCAAAATAATGCCTAACCAAATTTATTTCATAGTTGTATTTAGTACTGGTAGCAGGGGAACAATTAGGTTTCTTATAGGTTTCAAACCATTTCTGCATATAATCAGCAAAAACAGGATTCTTAGTAACATCTACGCCTGAAATAGAAGCAGCTTCCATTTTAATTCCATATTGTTGAGCTTCAGCTTTGGTCTTGAAGCCACCTTTCGATTTTTGCTTGAGGACAGAAACATTTTTTTGTTTTTCTGGATCCCATTGAGTTTCTCTCTTTGAAAATCTTACATACCAAGTTTTTCCGCGTTTCTTAATTGAAGCCATAAAATGCTCCTATTCTAGCCAAAACTTTGCTAAAATAGAGTAGACGAAAAGCACCGATGCCAGTCAGTATTTCGTCACTCTATAATTTTAATTGTGTTTTTCCGAGACATATTTATGTTTGTCCCACTTACCGTGCCAGCGGTAGGTGGGATTTTTTGCGTTTATAGTCCTAATAATTGCCTTTTTTTAGCCTCAAATTCTTCCTGAGTAATAATTCCATCATCAGCTAGTTGCTTAAATTTTCTAATTTGATCTGGAATATCCAGCTCTTGATTAGATGTGCTTTCATCTTGAGGGTGCAATAGCCTTTGCTGAAATTGTAATGACTCTTCTTTAATTGTTTTAGCTAAAATTCTAGCTGCATCTTTATTAAGTTGTTTAAGTTTAGTTGATGTAGCTCCGTTAATAATTGTTATATCAGCTAGTAACAAATGAGTTGTCAATTGCACAGAGTTAATCATATTAAGCGGTATATCAGTAGAATCACCACCAAAGAACATATTTTTATTTAAGAATAATACTCGTCTATTAGTGCAAAGGATTAGTACAGTACGTGATTTGTTTTGTTCTTCCTTGAGCCCACTGGCTGCATATTTTATAATTTCACCATTTTTGTATTCAAGAATATCTTGTAATGATTTTAATTCTTTATTATTAAACCAAAAATCAAAAACTTGAGCGTCAATTAATTGCTTTTTAATTTCTTTAGGAATTAAAAGATTGTTGATCTTTTTAGCAGCATTTTGAACTGTAGAATTGGTTGATGAACTTTGAAATTTAGTTGCAGCAACTTCAGCCTCCTGTTCAGCTACTAAATCTTTAAATGTTTTTTCCTCGTTAATCATTTGATTTAAATCATCTGAAGTATGATCCCAACACCAATCAAAAGCTTTTGAAGTAGGCGAATCGCTGTCTGGGCTCTTAGAAAAAACATATTTTTTAATTTCTTTACCACAAATATATTTTTTATCTTTGAATTTTAAACTTGGATCAAGAAATTTAATTTGTACACCACATAAATAGCATGTCTTGCTCATTATTAATTCCTCCACAATTTTCAGGTTTAACGTCACTGTGGACGATTAAGCATTTGATATTGATTCAAAGACAAATTCTAAAATATAGTACTTATCTTTAGGAATGCCAAAAGCCTTAGCAAAGCCATAGTAATTGTCATACCAGATGTCATTTTCAAAACAATAGAGAGCGAGTAAGTTAATCGCAAAACGATTGGCTGAAAACTCTCCTTTTTCTTTGCCTAAATAAGCAAGCTTATAAAATTCAGGAACTTCTTCCACAACGTGTCCAATTTCATGTGCCAGCATGAAAGGACGTTCGTTAACTTTATAGTAATTTGCATTAAAAATTATTAATTTAGGATTATGCCAGGAGTCTGATGGTGCTGTTTCAGGTAAGTTAGTTTGATAAATCACACCAATATCATGCTTCATGCAATAGTTCATTAACCAGGTTATAACTTTATTCATTTGCTCACTTCTTAAGGCTATCTGGATGATCCTTTACATATTGTTCAGCTAATGCTCTATACATACCTTTGAGTTCATCAGGTATTTCACCACCATAGGGCATGTCTAGATCCTGCCAAGTTAAACCGTGTTTTTTAGGTTTACTAGGTATATTAGGATCATCGGTTAAGCCATTAAGATAATCAGTAGTTGTGCCTAGTACTTTAGCCACAGCAGCTAGATTGCTATTGCTAGGTTGAGTTTTGTTCCAATGATAGATCGATCTTGTGCCCAATCCTGCTTTATCATTTACTTCAACTAATGATAACTTTTTCTGTTTAGCTAATTTTTTAATACGCTCAAATGCAATCATATCAACACTTCCAATATAATTGACAAAATTAATTCGCATAAGTGCGTATAATAATATTTGTCAATGAGTTATGAAATAAGTTCAAAAACAAGTTTTGAAACAAAAATAAGCCATTAATAAAGTACGGGAATACATTTTTATTGCTTATTTGTTATACGTTTATATTCGCACTGCTGCGAATAAAAGTCAATATGTTTCGCAACAAGTTTCTAAACAAATTTCAAAACAAAGTTGAACACTATATAAAACGAGGTGAAATATATGCCAGCTGAAGAAAAATTAGAAGAAGCTAAAAAGCAAGTTGAACGACAAATCAAAATGGGATTACTTGATAAAAATATGAGTCAAGCCGAATTAGCTAATTTAATTGGTGAAAGTCGCACAAGAGTAAATCTTGCAATCAAAGGCAATACGAATCCTAAATCAATTGAGATTCGTAAGAAGATTTACAAAGTTTTAGGAATGGAGTGATTTAAATGGATAGCAATTTACAATTATTTGATTTTGAAGGCAATCAAGTTAGAACTTTAGAGATCAAAAATGAACCGTGGTTTGTTGGCAAAGATGTTGCTGAAATTCTTGGCTACAAAAATACAAGAGATGCTTTGGCTAAACATGTAGATGCTGAAGACAAGATTAGTGAGATTGTGAAAGCTTCACAAGTGTCGCAAAACGCGACGGGCTATCAAAACATTGATTTGATAAGTGAATCAGGTGTTTATGCTTTGATTTTCGGAAGTAAGATGCCAAACGCAAAGAAATTCAAGCATTGGGTGACTTCGAAAGTTTTACCAGCTATTCGTAAGCATGGTGCTTATATGACTGATGAGAAAGCATTCGATGTAGTACACAACAAAAATGGCTTAGCTGATTTGCTTCAACAAGCGGCAGATCAACTAAAACAAAAAGATATTCAAATCAATCAAATGAAGCCTAAAGCATTATTTGCTGATGCAGTAGCTACAAGTAAAAGCGATATTTTGATTGGTCAATTAGCTAAAATATTGCGTCAAAACGGCTATGAAACTGGTCAAAACAGATTATTCAAATGGTTACGTGAGCATCATTATCTTTGCTCTAAAGGAGTTAGATATAATCAACCAACTCAAAAAGCTATGGAATTGGGATTATTCAAAGTCAAAGAAAGAACTGTTAATAATCCAGATGGTAGTTCACGAATCACTGTAACCACAAAAGTAACTGGTAAAGGACAACAATATTTCATCAATAGATTTTTAAACTCAGAACCTAGTCAATTGAGTTTAGAAATCGAAAGTATTTGAGGTGATCAACATGCAACTAGCAATTGATGAGACTTCAATGGAACAGCTTGTCAATCAAGTAATGATTAAACGTGGCTATGTCCCTGAGAATCAAATAGTAGGGCGAACTATTAGTATTCAAGAGTTTGCCCAAAAATATGCCAAACCACACGGATCTGCTTGGGTTAAAAGAAATATTCTTTATCAATTTGATCCAGATTGGTGTAGCAATATTCATCCAGGTAGAGGCGGAAAAATGACAATTTTTGAATATCCTGCAGCCGTTTGGATGAATGAACATAGGAAGGAGATTGATTGGAATGCGAAATAGACCAGATTTTGAAACTATCCTAGGTGGTCTACTATTAAGTTCTTTTATTATCGGATTTAGTTTGATTTCCTACGCATTTTGGGGGTGGATTTTCTAATGAAACTTAGTAAAGAAACGATTGAAAAATTATGGGCTACCACCGATGCAGTAAGTGATAGTCAAACTAAAAAGCCTAATCGCACCAACGATTAGTTAGAAAGGTAAATATCATGAATGTATTTGAGCTAAATAATGCTATTAAGGTCGTTCAAGAAAAGGATCTTGATCCTGAAACTTTAAAAGATACACTTGAAAGCCTTGAACTTCCAAGAAATGAAAAACTTGATAATGTGGCCACTTGGATTGAAGAAAATAATATGAAGCTTCAATGGTTAAAAGAAAAGAAACGTCAATTAAGTGATGTTGAATTTTCTATTAAAAATCAAAATGAAAGACTTCAAGAATTTCTTACTCAGGCTATTGATGACAGTGGTAAGAAAGAAATTCAAACTAAAAATCACATTCTCAAGCCACGCAACTACAAAGATTCGGTAATTGTTAAGGAAACCGAGAAATTACCAATTGATTATGTAATTCGTACCGAATCTATCAGACCTGATAAGAAGAAAATCTATGAAGATCTTAAAAAAGGCAAGGCAATCAAGGGTGCTCATTTAAAACCAAATAGAAAAACTACAATTAAATGATTGAAGCAGAAATTGATATTACTGAAGCAATGGAGAGTTTTAGTAAAGCAGCTAAAAGCCATGATTTATCTTCTGCAGTACGTGAAAACTTAGATGAAATTGGAAGGCTGTTAACTATGAACGTTAATTTAAGGAACATATCAAATATCGAATTAGCTAAATTATTTGATCTTGCGGCTAAAGCCGATGATCGACATTTAGCTAAAAAAATTGTTTATCGATTAGCATACAGACACCATGAAAGTTTTGAAGCTCAATTACGTTATCTAGGCAAAAGAGCTGTTAAAAAAGAAAATTATCCTAGTTTTAATATGATAGCTAAGTTATGGAAGGAAAAAGGTAAATAAATATGAGTAAGATTACTAAATCTCGTTTTGATGAGCTAATTGAAGAAAAGGCAAATCAAAGAGTAAATGAAATACTAAAAAACATCTGCAACACACTTCCATGGCAAATTGATGGAAATGGTAATAAAAGTATTGTTTTTAATGAAAAATGTGGCGAACTTGCAGGTAAATCACTATTTTCTTTTAATCATACTTTTGGATTAATTAATAATGAAAATGAAGAAAATTTAATTAAATATACTGATTGGTCTCAAGTTAAAAATAATCTATTAAAACAATACGAAATTGAAGAAACGGATAAAATCTTAAAAAAATTAAGTGGAATTTCTGACTTTTTGGATCAGTAAATGGGTGATTTTTAATGTACGAATTAAGGCCCTATCAAAAAGAATTAATCAGTAAGATTGTTGATTCTATGAAAAAACATCATCGTGTGATCATTGTTCAATCTCCACCAAGAACAGGAAAAACGGTGAGTAATGGCAGAAATTGCCAGAAGAACTACTAAAAATAATAACCGTGTAATGTTCTTGATTCATCGTAAGGAAGTTTTAAACCAAGCTTTTGAGACTTTCAAAAATCAAGGTGTTGATTCTAGTCTGTTAGTTGCAGGTATGGTTCAAACTCTTACTCGTAGAGTTGATAAGTTACCAACTCCTAACGTAATTTTGGTTGATGAAGCCCACCATGCTTTAGCTAAGAGTTATCAAAGAATTTTAAATAAATTTCCTAAAGCAATAGTTTTGTTGTTCACCGCTACACCACACAGAACGGGACGACAGCAATTAGATCAGGTAGCTAATGATATTATCGTTGGCCAATCAATTCATGAACTTACTGATAAAGGATTCCTAGCACCGTTTAGATATTTTCAACCTCCAAACGATTTTAATTCTAAATTGCTTAAGCGGAGTTCTACTGGAGATTTTACTAATGAATCAATGCAACAAGCGATGTCTGCTAAGATCTTTGGTCACATTGTTAAGCAGTACAAGAGGATTGCTTCAGGGATGCAAGCGGTAGTTTACACCTATTCGATTGATTCCGCTATTAAAATAGCCGCTGAGTTTAATTCTGAAGGAATTTCAGCGATTGAAGTAGATGGAATGACACCAAAAGAGAAACGTGCTGTAGCCGTCAAAAAATTTCGAGAACAAGAAATAAAAATACTGGTTAACGTAAATCTTTTTACTGAAGGTGTCGACCTTCCAAATGTTGATTGTGTCATTATGGCACGTCCCACAGCATCACTTGCATTGTACTTACAATTCTCAATGCGGTGTTTAAATCCTAGACTAGGGAAGACCGCCATCATTATTGACCATGCTAATAATTTTAAAACGTTTGGTTATCCAGATGATGATCGTGATTGGAAGCAGGCAATTAAATCAGGCAAGCAAAAAAGCAAATCTTTATTAAAAGATCCTGGTTTATCAATTGTTACTTGTGATTATTGCTTTGCGGTGGTTAAAGCTAGTGAAGTAAAAGATGGTAAATGCCCGATTTGCGGTAAACCTATCAAAGTTCATGAAGCTAAACCAGTTTGCGATGTTGACTTAGTTGAAGCTTCAAAAGAACATCAACGATTAATCAAAGAAATAGTTAAAAATGATCTATTAAAAGAAGTAGCAAACAAAACAGTTGGTGAACTACATAGTTTAAAAGAGTTACAAGCTTATGCAAAATTACATGGGTATAAGCCAGGTTGGGCTTGGTTTCAAGCTAAAAGGAAGGGACTGATTAGAGGATGAAAACATTATTTAAAAACGAGATTAATGATCTATCTGAACTTCAAAAACTATTGCATATAGCTAGTAAACAAACTAGAGAGTTGAAGCAAACTTTGAACGAAATAAATAATTTTAAACTAAAAAGAACAAATAAAAAGCCAGAATTCAATGAGAATTCTGACCACAAAAAAAATTAAACATTTTCGAATAATTTTCTTTCAACATAAGCCTTTGCAGCAGTTTCTTTCAATTCGTCCCAAGAATTGAATTTTGTGTGTTCCTTCACTGATTGTTCAACTACAGAAGAAGGAATTTTACTAAATGTAGCATCGCTGCTTACATCATAACCAGGAAACAGCTCTTGAAGTGAAGAAACATTAGTATTCTCTTGCATGAAAGACATTGGAAATAATTCTTTAGCGGATAGAGTATGTTCGCCATCCAATTCTTTGACATTGTTTTCAAGAGTGCTGAGCTTACGTTGAAGTTCATCAAAACCTGTTAACTCCATTTGTTCACCACCTTTTTATTAGATATTTTATATTATATCACTAAATATAGTGGGAACAAATGATTCGAGGTACAAAATAATGTGGAATAAAGTTGAGAAAATATTAAAAGAGAGAAGCTTGACAATTTATAAATTATCAAAAATGACAGGAATTTCAGACAATACTTTAAGAAATTACCGTTCTAAACATTCAAAACCTAGTTTTACGAATGCCTGTAAAATTGCTGATGCACTAAATATTAATTTAGATGATTTAAGAGAAAGGAGTAATTTCAATGATTAGTTTACCTAAAGTTCAAACATTAAAACCTAAAACTCAACCCCACAATTTCTTTATTTGGGGTGCAACTATGAGTGGAAAATCTTATTTTGCTAGTTATTTTCCTAATCCGTTAGTTCTTAACACGGATGGAAACAGCGAACAAGGTTCAGCCCCAAGCATTCAAATTAGAAATATTCGTGGTGAAAACGGAGCTTTAAAGCAATCAGCTATTAAACAACTTGATGACATCATTACAGCTTTACAAGTTGAAAATCCTAAGCGTTCAGCAGATCAACAATTCAAGACAATTGTTATCGATGTAATTGATGATATTTGCGTAATGATTGAACAAGCTATTTGTTTAGATGCTGGTGTTCAAGCGCTATCCGATATTCCATACGGAAAAGGCTATGCAATGTTTAATACCGCACTTCAACAGTTTGTAATGGACTTAAAAGCTTTACCAATGAATGTAATTTATATCAGTCGTGAATTATCAATTACTGATGATAACACTGGTGTTACTACCTATGAACCTAGTTTAAAAACCAAATATTACAACATTGTGAATGGTAACTGTGATGTTGTTATCAGAACTAAGAAAATTGGTGATGGTCAGAATGCCTCTTACTTAAGAGAAGTTAAGGCTTTAAGAACAATGTATAATCCAGCTAATATTACTGATCATCGAATCTTACAACTACTTGAAAGCTGTAGTGGCATGTTTAAAAAAGAAGACTTAGAAAAATTACAACAAAAGAAAGAGAGTAAATAAAAATGAGTTTATTAGATGCATTAAATGAAGTTAAGAAATCAGATTTTGATCCTAAAAAAGGTAAAGAATACAACGCTTTTGAAAATATTCCTGCTGGTACATATAAGGTTAGCCTTGATGGTGTAACTCACAATGTTAAAGGCGATCGTGATTTCTTGATGTTAAGTTTCTTAGTTATTGAAGGCAAATACGATGGCAAAACCGAATCAGTCTTTCCAACATTAGCTCAAGTTACTAGCACAGGCAAGCCCATGCCTCAATTTGTATTAGCAAGATCAATTTCAATGCTTCAAGTTATTAGCGAAATGGTAGATACTCCAATTCCTGATTCATGCTTTGACCATGAAAATGAGACAGATGCTTACGAAGATTTGGCCAATGTTTTAGCAAAGGGCAAAGGAAAAATCCTAACTATGACTATTAAGGAAAGTCCAAATAAAAAGAATCCTGATCGTCCATATCGTAACTACGAATTTGAAAAAGCAGAACAGCCTAAGCCACTACAAATTAATGATAAAGAAGATCCATTTAAGGGCAACACAGGTAGCGGCATTGAATTAACTGATGATGATCTTCCATTTGGTAAATAAGAAGGAGTTTTAAATTATGAATATTAAATATCCTAAAACAGAATTAATGGTAGTTCTTGGATCTAAAGTCTATCCATTATATGTGACTGCTACGACTGAAGAAATTGAAAATAATATGCAAATTACAAGTAGAGAAGATTTTTTAACATTTAAAACTGCAATTAAAAAGGATCATGGCAATGGCTTATGGTATCCAGGCTGTGACACTAATCCTTATTGGACAGATTGGACGGTTAAGAAGAATGCTATTAAATCGTTTGTAAAATTACCTGAACCACAGGTAAAAATTAATTACGATTATAACGAGGAAGATTTCTAATGCACGTATTCTTAAGTTGTCTTGCTGGTTAGTTAGATTAGTATTAATCATTTATCTGATTTGGAGGAAGTGATTCTATGCATCCTAACTTGGTTAATTACGCTTTATCTTATGCGGAACATGGTTTCTCAGTAATTCCAATTGGCAGCAATAAACGCCCACTAATTAAATTTGCGGATAAACCACCACTTACAAGCACAGAAATCCGTGATTTATGGAAGAAATACCCAACAGCTAACATTGCTTTGAAAACTGATAAATTTTTCGTAATCGATGTTGACCGCCACGGTGGTGAAGTTGATGGTATGGAATCGATTAAAAAGTTAGGTCATGATGATTGGTTTAAAGGGACACTAACAGAGCGAACAGCACATAATGGCTTCCATTTCTTCTTTACAAAGCCTAAAGATTTAAAAATTCAACAAAACATTGGATTTTTGCCTTCAGTTGATCTTAAAGCCCACGAAAATAACTACGTTGTTGTGGCTCCTAGTCAGTTAGGCGATAAACAATATAAATGGTTAAATTCAGAACCTATGAAAGAACCACCACAAGGATTAATTGATTTAATTCTTGAAAAGCAAAAAGAATTCAAATCAGTTGAACAGCTTGAAGGCTATAAACCAACCGGTAAAACTCAGACTACTAGATTATTTGAGCAAATTATTAACGGCTTAGGTCCTACTGGAGGGAGAAATAATGCTTTAGCTTCTTTTATTGGTGGGCTACTATTCCGAAATGTTGATCCTAATGTAGCTGCACAATTAGCGATATTTGCAAACGACAACACTAAAGATTCACTTCCTATTCAGGAGGTTGAAAGAACATTTAATTCAATGGTCGAAAAAGAAATCAGAAGAAGGGAAGAGGATCATGAATAGAATTAAAGAATTACGTAAAGCTAGAGGATTGAGCCAAGCACAGTTAGCTGATGAGATGGGAGTTGTTAAGCAATTAATTAGAAAGAGGTGAATATTAAAATGAATAGAATAAGAGAAATAAGGGAAAATAAAAAATTATCACTTAAGAAAACCACAGAACTTTTAAAAAGCAATGATCTTTTAACGTTAACTCCTGATGCTTTAGCTAAATACGAAAGAGGGGATAGACAGCCCAACGGGGACACGTGGCAAGCTCTAGCAAATTTCTTTAATGTAACAGTTCCATATTTACAAGGTACCGATGATAAAACTGTAATTAAAAAGATCAGTTCTGAAGACTTACTTCAGGAACTGATCGATAGAAAAGCTTTAGAACCGATTAATACTGGGCTTTATAAAGAATTAAAATATAAATAATTAATCATTTTACCAGATAGGAAGAAGGTGAACTTATTGTCTGATGATAAAAAGAAATTAATCAATATTAATCAAGATTCTGCAGATAAATTGCGTAAAGCAGAAAATCATAAAACTTTATTTGAAGAAACTAAAGATGGCTCTTTGAAAACTACTTCAGTTAAAAATGTTGTTCTAATCCTTAAAACTGATAAAAATCTTCAAAACATCTTTAAATTCAATGAATTCACCAATGAAGTAGATGTCGTTAGGGATGCTAATCTTAATACTTCAATTGGAAAAATATCAATTAGCAAAGGTCAATATACTGATCAGGTGATTAATTCTGTTGAACTTTATATTGAATCTTCTAAAACTTATGGTGGTGCTGTTTTCAAAAATTCAGTTATTGATCAAGGAATTACTAATGTAGCTCATATGAACTCGTATAATCCAGTAATTGATTATATGAATGAGGCTTATGCCAAAAATGATGGTAAGCGCAGATTAGATGATTTGTTTCCTCAATTTCTTGGTGCTGAAAAATCTGAAGCTAATATATTGATTACTAGGCTGTGGTTTATGGGTGCCGTTGCTAAAGCCTATGATCCTAAAACAAAATTTGATTTTGTCTTAGATATTGTAGGTGGTCAAGGTGCTGGTAAAACTACCATGTTGCAAAAATTAGCGCCACTTGGTTTATATACTGACCAATTTAATACATTTACCAATAAAGATGATTTTGAAGTTATGAAAAACGCTTTAATTGTTAATGATGATGAAATGACTGCTTCAAATGCTGCTAGTTTTGAAGAAATAAAAAAGTTCATTACTATGCAAGTGTTTGAGTATCGTAAATCTTATGCCAGAAAATCAGAGCGATTTATGAAGAAATTCGTTATGGCAAGAACTACTAATGAAATCCGACACTTACGCGATCGTTCTGGTGATCGTAGATTTATTTCAATTTATGTAAATAAAAAAAAACAAAAATTAAATCCAGTAACTGATTTACAACCTAATTACGTAAAACAAATTTGGGGCGAAGCAGTTTGGCTTTACAAACAAGCGAAAGATCCGTTCTTGCTTTCGCCTGGTCAAGAAGAATTATTAAAAGAGAATCGCGAGCAATTCCGTTACACTTCAGGACTTGAAGAAGAATTAATGGATGTTCTTGATAATAAATTCAAAAATAAAAAGTTTATCAAAAATACAGAATTAGCATTTGCTTTGTTTGCTGATCGTGATGCACTTGGTCGAAATACTAAAGAATCACGTGATATTCGATACTACATGGAACATTTAGGCTATAAAGTTGGAGCAAGAAGAAAAATCGATAATCAATTATATAGAGGTTTTGCAAAAGAGTGACAGTAGATGACAGTAAGGTGACAGTTACTGTCACCCTCTCAAACCCTTGCTACTGTAGTAATTAAACTAGTTAGGTGACACTAAGACAGTAATATTATAATAAAATATTTTATTTATAAAATATTTGTACTAGGTATTTACTCCCTATAAAGATGAGCCGTTTTTACTGGTTTACTGTCACCAATCACGCTTAACACTTAGGGAGAGTAAGAGAGCTAAGGGTGACAGTAAGTGTCACCCTACCCGACATATGGTATTACAGTGACGGTACCGCGCTTAAATTCGTTCACCACGAAACATCTGTTTTTTTGTAATTTAAGCTTCTTAAGATATTTGGAAGACTTGTAATTAATGACTGAATTACTAAAAATCAAAGTTAAAGATTAAGGAAAAAACAATATGAATAATAGAACAGTAAAAATTGTATTTAAGGATAATACATTTACTACCTTTAAAGATAGATGGTTGAGTGATATTGCTGATGGAATTAAGCACGCAATGGCTCTTAAAGTTCCATATATTTTAAATTCCAATAATCAGGAAGATTATGATGACACCTTAATTATACCTACAGAAAACATCAAATATATTAGAATTATAGACAAGCCAGACAAAGTGGAAAAGGAGCATAAAGATGAAAATTAATTATTATGGAATGCCAAAAAAATATGATCGTGTGGTGAAATAGATGGATAGTGAAGAACATGAGATTCAAAAAGAGGCTCAAGTGGCTTTATCACAACATAAATGTTCTGTATTTCGCACAAATGTTGGTAAAGTTCAAACTATTGACCATCGTTGGTTTGATGCTGGACTTCCTCAAGGACATCCTGATTTATACGGATTTCGGTGGGTAGATAATCAGGTATTTTACATTGAAGTTAAATCTAAAACTGGTAAACCACGTACTGATCAAATACGCTTTCATGAATTTCTTCAATCCCATAACGTTATTCATGGCATTGCTCGTAACGTTCAAGATGCACTGATGATAGTGGATGGAGGACTTACAGGCTATGGATACTAAAGAAGCAACTAAAATAATGAAATCTATTGCCGAATACATCAAAATTACGGGAGGTGGAACAATGGAAGTAACAATTGATGTATATACATACGATGAATTAAAAAATTATTGCGACAGGTTAAACGAACCAATGTCAGTAATTGCTACTAAGGCAATTAAAAAATATATTGATGCAGGTGATTAATATGCTAACGAATTATGAACAGGCATTAATTTTAATAGAAAAACTAGAAAAACGCTTTGGTTCAATCACTAAAGTGCCTGACTCTAATCCTAAAATGCAAGAAATTCATAGGCTTTTGCCGCTTGATCGTCCGTATGTTAATTATGAGCGTGTGAACTGGCTTAATAGAAAAGGATATTCAATTGTTTATATTGCTCAAGTTACACATCATAGTAAAGCCACTATTAGTAAGTATTTTTCTACTTATAATATTAAGTCAAAGCAAGCATTTAAATACCGGGTAAAATCTAATTCTTCTACAGCCGTTTACTACGGTACATCATTAATTCATCTGGCTAGTCTATTGCTACATAAAAGAATTAGTAACACTGCGACAGCCGAGAGACAGTTGAATATGCGTGGCTTTTCTGTTAAAAAGAGCTTTTATGTTTGGTATCAGATTCCAGATGGTGCATATTACACCTTAAATTATTTAGATCACTTTGCTGTTAAAAACGGTCTGGATTCTTACATTTATGAGGAGGGTTGTTAATGGAGTTACTAGTAGATGCATTTACTTATGATCGATTCGTTGAATACTGTAAAGATAAAGGTGTTCTGGTATCTATTGCCGCTACTGAAGCACTAAGAAAATTTATGGAGTGATTATGTGGAGTTAGTACCTAAAGTTGATGCTGTTCAAACCTATAAAAACGTGAGTAACTTCTTTAAAGATGATCTAGAAAAAATCGTTCTTATGAGTGGTAGCCGAATGGTTGATTTGTCATCACCTAGTTTTGAAGAAAATTATGGCTCAAGTGAAACAAATGGTATTGAAACTAAATTAATTAACGGCTTAGATGCACAGAACGTTGTTAAATCAGTTCATGATGCTCTATATCATGGTGTGGATCCTGTTTCTCAAAGAATATTAATAGGCTTATACATTAAGCGTCAAAGATGGATTGATATTCAACCGCTCGTTTACAGAGAACATACATCATTTGCAGCTTATAGGAAAAGAGCATTACTTACTTTTGCCTATTCTTTTGAAGGATGGCAGATAAAAAATCATTGTGACAAAGTTATAAGATTACTTGCGTACGCTTGACGGAATTTGAATAGATGTACAGTGTACGAATTGAGTACGTACTCTGTACGGAGTGAAATCACGTTATTATAGTATTGTCAAAAAATTAAGGAATACCTCCCCAAAGATTTCGATAAATAACAATTTATTTTTCTTCAAGGATGATATTTGTACGAATATTTTAAGTAACGAATTGAAGTTTCTTTTGACTACAACCGATGTGTACACGGGGCAGGTGGAAATCCTGCATCATCCTTAAAACGTAAAAACTCTATTATGAGTAAAAAGACACGTCCGACTATTAAAGTAACGGTGGTGTAGGTGTAAGTCCTACTGCGGTTATAGGTGTGAAACTCATGTGCAAAAAGTCTAGAATCCTTATTGATTCATTTATCAGTGCATACAGTTAAACACCACGATCATCATATAGTTGTTTACATTATCGTATGATTGTCGTCTATGGTTTATTTTCTTTGCCAACTAAACAAACCATTAAGGGTTCAACCCCCTAGCGTGGCTATGGTTCGATTTCATAGCCATGTATAGAAGCAATAAATAAAAATGGTAGTCTTAATTCAATTGATTTGTTGCTTCACTAGTATTGCCATGACTTATGTTAGCTAGTTTTATGTTATTAAGTTATGTGTAAATGTTTTACTAATATTATGTGTGAATGATTGGCTAGCATAACGAGCGATATAAGCAAAAACCGATTGGTTTAATCCAGTCGGCTTTTGTTTGCGTTGAAAAGAGGTTCATCATGTATAAGACAAAAAGTATGGTGTAGTTAGCTGCAAGACTGAACATAAGATTCTTGCTGAGCTTGAAAGAGATCTATCTAAGAAAAGAAAGAACAAGACAATATTCAAGAGAACAGATAGCAAAGGAGAACTAAATGGCATTTTACCAAGCAAAACCTAAAGATCAAGTTATTAAAAATCTCAAAAAAGAAGGAAATGAACTTTTTCAAGAGAGAATTAATATTGATACTATACTTTTAAACGATACTAATATTTCACAACGTCAATTAGACTATATGAGAATTAAAAAATCAATTATGGAGTCACTTGCTACTATAATTGATATACAAATTAAAGATTTAAAAGAAAATAAATAATAAATCGATCCGATCAAGTCGTTAAAAGGTTTATTAGTTACTATTAACGAAGCATAGCTATTTTTTGTTTACGCAAGTTTACATTTTGAGAAATAAGGCGTGGAAAGCCTTATTTCTCTTTTTAGGGAACGTGTCTTGGCGAGCAACAGCGGTTCGATTCCACTGCACGTTCATAGTCTGCCATGACCTAGCTGACTTGTTTTAGATGATTGTTAGATCAATAAGGCTATTGCTTAGTTCTTGCTATGCGAGAATACATCACTTGATGTCCTTTTGAAATTATTCATTAAAGAGTATATTTAATTCTTAATACGATTAAGGAACCTAGTAGTTTAATTAGAGAAAACATGACATTCTAAGTCAGCAATGATGGTGCAAGTCCATCCTAGGTTTTAATTCAAGTCAGCAAAGCTGGCTTTTTATTTTACGTAAAAATAAGGCGGTGGTGAGATGGTTTGAGTAAGTTAACAACTAAGCAACAAAAATTTTGTAATGAATATATTAAATCAGGTAATGCTAAAGACGCAGCTACAAAAGCTGGTTATTCTCCTAAAACAGCATATTCAATTGGAAATGAGAACTTGAATAAACCTGAGCTAAAAGCTTATATAGAAAAAAGACTCAAACAGCTCGAATCGGAAAAGATAGCAGGGGCTAGAGAGGTTTTAGAATATCTTAGTTCAGTTATGAGGGGCGAACAAACTGAGTCTGTAGCGACCGCCAAAGGCGTTTATAATGACATTCCTGTATCTGCTAAAGATAGAATTTCTGCAGCTAAAGAATTGCTTAAGCGTTATCCAACAACTGATCCTATGGAGAAACAAAAGCTTAAAAAACTTACTGCTGATGCTCGTATATCTGAAGCTAGGGCAAATGTTGCGGAACGTTTAGGCAACGAGGGCGATGATAAACTTGATGAACTTATGAATAAGTTGATTAGTGAAAGCGACAAAAAGTAGCATGGCATTAAACGATTTATTTACAAAGAAACAACAAAAGGTACTTCAATCTTATTTGAATGATGATTGGAAGCATCTTTTTTTGATTGGCGCGGTTCGATCAGGCAAAACATATATTTCAAATTGGATGCTATTGCTTGAATTAAAACGGGTCGCAAAATTAGCAAAGAAAAACAATATTAAACGACCGATTTATATATTGGCTGGGTATTCTAGTAACTCGATTTATACAAACATCATTGCTTCAATTGAAAATGAATTTGGTATCAGCATCCCTGTTGATAGGCATGGTCATTATTCACTGCTGGGAGTTGAAATTGTTCCGGCTTATACAGGCTCAGTCCGTGGTATTGGTTCTATTCGTGGTGCTACTGCTTATGGTGCTTTGATTGATGAAGCGACCTTAGCAGATCAAGGCGTATTTCAAGAAATAATTAACCGTTGCTCTGTTGAAGGGGCAAGAATCCTAATAACCAGTAATCCAGATAGTCCTACAAATTTTATTAAGACAGATTACTTGGACAACAAAGACCCTAAGGCACGTATTAAAGTATTCAATTTTACAATCTTTGATAATACTTTTTTATCCAAAGATTATGTTGATTCTTTAGTAGCTGCTACGCCTTCTGGAATGTATACAGATCGAATGATCTATGGCAAGTGGGTTAGTGCTGAAGGACAAATATTTAGTGATTTCAATATTGAAACCATGACTATCACAACTGATCAGTTACCAGAAATGACTAAATATTATGCATCAATTGACTGGGGTTTTGGCAAAGGACACAAAGGAGTTATTCAATTGTTTGGTGATGATGACAAAGGTACATCCTATTTGATTAAGGAATGGGCACATGAGCATAGATTCATTGATTATTGGATAGATATTGCTAAAGAGATTAAACAAAAATATGGAAATATCGTCTTTTGGGCTGATTCAGCTCGTGTTGATTATGTAAATCAAATGCAAGCTAACGATATCAATTGTATTAATGCTAATAAAAATGTATTGAGTGGCTTGGAGTTTGTAGATAGTTATTTCAAACAAGGAAAATTAATTATTAACAAGGATGAAGCACCTAACTTGTTAAATACTATTTTCAATTATGTTTGGGATGATAAAAAAGAAGCCCCGATTAAAAAAGACGATGATAGCGAGGACTGCTTAAGGTATGGAATTTATTCAGAACACTATAAAGGAGGAGGTTACATCCCTTGGAATTAAAGCAAATGCAAGAGCTGATCAAAAATACCAGTACGCAACGTGCTAATTTCTTTAACAGTTATGAAAGTGCGTTGAGATATTATAGAAACGAAACTGACATTACAAGCAGAAATGATGGCAAAGCCAAGTTAAATAAGGACGGCAAGGATGATCCATTGCGTCATGCTGATAACCGTGTACCATCAAACTTCTATCAATTGCTTGTTGATCAAGAAGCAGGGTATGTGGCTACTGTCCCTCCTCAGATTGATGTAGGTAATGAGAAATACAATGAAGATATTTCTGAAGCGTTAGGTGATGATTTTGCCTTAACTGTAAATAACTTAGTAATTGATGCAAGTAATGCTGGTGATGCATGGCTTCATTATTGGATTGATAAGGATGGCAACTTCAGATATGCAATTATTCCACCTAATCAGATAACTCCAATTTATTCAACTACTTTGGATAATAAATTATTAGGTGTATTGAGATCATATAAGCAGTTAGATCCTGATACTGGTAAGCTATTTACGGTTCATGAATATTGGAATGATAAAGAGGCAACTTTCTTTAAGCAACCAACTTCTAATCTTGATGACCTTGAACCATACAACAATATTACTAGCTATGATATGAGCGCTGGCTATGAAACTGGTGTAAGCAATGTATTAGAACATGGTTTGGATCGTGTCCCGTTCATTGCATTTCCAAAGAATAAACTTAAGTTATCAGAGCTTAAGAAGTGCAAGGGTCTGATTGATGCCTATGATGATATTTATAATGGTTTCTTAAATGATATTGATGATATTCAGCAAGTGGTATTAGTACTTAAGAATTATGGTGGCACATCACTTGATAAATTCATGCATGATCTGAAGGAAAATAAGGCCGTTAAATTCAACAATGCAGGAAATGGTGATCAATCAGGAATTGATACACTGCAGATTGACATTCCGGTTGAAGCTAGAAATTCAGTATTGCAGACCACCAAAGAAAATATCTTCCTTTATGGTCAAGGCATTGATCCTGCTAACTTTAAGAATAGCAATGCTAGCGGTGTAGCAATTAAGATGCTGTATTCACATTTGGAACTAAAGGCTGGTATTACAGAATCAAACTTTAGACGCGGCATTAGTCAGCTTGTGAGAGCTATTATGAATCATTTGGGTATGAGGGATGCTGAAAGCCTCAAGATCTCTCAGATTTGGACTAGAACTCAGGTACAAGATGATTTAGCTAAGGCTCAAGAAATTGCCGCTGTTGCTAATTATTCAAGTAAAGAAGCAATTGCTAAATCAAATCCTATTGTTGATGATTGGCAACAAGAGCTTAAATATCAAAAAAATGATATTCAAAATAGTGACGGTTTTAGAGCGTCTCAGAGCTTTGATGATTCTGAAGATGAAGATTACCCTAATGAAAATAAAAACGATTCTGATAAATCAGAGAAGGCAAATAAGAAGTCTAGTGATTAATTATGAACTCACAAGAATACTGGAAGAAACGTGTTCTCTTAGCTAAGCAAAAAAAGATGGTTTCCGATGCTGAATATGAAGCTGCTATGCGGTCTCGTCTTAAGGATCTTGAGAATGAATTTATTAAAGAATCTAAGAAATGGTTAACTAAATATGCTAAAGAAAATGATCAATCACTTAAAGAAGCGGCTGATTATTTAAATTCTATTGATACTAGTAAGTTCGATATGACTCTGGCAGAGTTCGAAGCCAAAGCTAAAGCTGGTGGCTTTGAGAAAGAATTGAATTCTGCTTACTATAAATCTAGAATTGCTAGACTGCAGGAGTTGTACAGACAATATCAAGAATTAGCTGCTAGATATGCTGATAATGAAGAAGATAATATGGCCATTGGTTTAGCCAAACGGTATGAAGATACTTACCTATTGGAAAATTACAACAAATATTTAGTAGTAGGTGGCTTAGATGTTAATTTTGCTCACTTTAATGAACAAGAACTAAAGGATATTGTTTATCAACCTTGGCAGGGCGAAAATTTTAGTAAAAGAATCTGGAACAATTACACCAAAGTAATGCCTGAAGTGTTAACTGATGTCATGTTTAGATCTACAGCTTTGGGCTATTCTTATAATCGTATTGAACGAATGCTAAGAGATAAGTTTCAAGGTGTGGTTAAATCCAATATCCATCGTTTAGTTATCACTGAAATGGGACATGCTGCAGAAAAGGCTACAGCAAAGTTCTATGAAGATTCAGACATTGAGCAATATCAGTACTTAGCAACATTAGAAACTCATACATGTGATGTTTGCACTCATTTAGATGAACGTATCTTTAATGTTAAGGATAAGCGAGAAGGCATTAATTATCCTTTGTTGCATCCCTACTGCAGATGTACGACTTGTGGTTATATTAAAGACTTACCAAGTATTACAAGTCGGTGGTCAAGAGATCCGATTACTGGTAAAAGTAAATGGGTAAAAAACCAGCCTTATAGTGAATGGGCTAAAAGAAACGGTCAAAAAACTTATACTTTTGAACAATGGAAACAAGTTCAAGGGTTACAAAGAAACATGAAAAGAGCTTAAAACGCCAAAATTAGAAGAGCCTAATCCGTTTAGAAAAGTTGTACCAATATTTGAAATTTTAAGAAAATCGAGTAAAAAGCGTTAGGTTTTGTTAGGTTTTGCCTGAAACGTTGATATATCAATGTTTTTGGGCATAACACATACCTAACATTCATAACACTTTGAGGTAAAAATATGAAAAATCTATGGAACAAAATACGCTATAGTGAGTGGTTTACAATTGCATTGCAAGTATTATTTATAGTGATTGCTTTTGTAGTACTTTCAGCTATAGGAATTTTAATAAATGTGTGGTTTTTCCATTTTATGAAAAATACTTTTGGAATTAATGTTTATTGGACATTACATTAATAATTGTTTGACCTGAGTAAGTCGTAAAACTGCTCTTTTTGTATGCCTTGTGAGAGGCGAACTCGTAGAAAACGTGTAAAAGGTAAGGAGAATTTATATGAAAAGAAATCAACTTAAAGATTTAGGACTTGATGAAAATCAAATCAAAGCTGTTATGGACTTGAACGGTGAAGATATTAATAATGCTAAGTCTGGTAATGATGCAATTGTTGAAGAAAACAATGCTTTGAAAGCTCAAATTACTGAACGTGATAAAGATTTAAAAAATTTACGTAAGAATGCTAAGGATAATGAAGAATTATCAAACTCATACAAGGAATTAGAAACCAAGTATAAGAATGACACGGCAGATCTTACTAATAAGTTAAATCAAACACGTCTTACTAGTGCTGTCGATCGTGCTTTAAATGCAAGCAAGGTCAGAGACACTAAGGCAATCAAAGGTTTCTTGGATATGGATAAGGTTAAGCTTGATGAACAAGGTAACCTATCAGGACTGGATGAACAAATTAAAGAAATTCACCAAACCGCTCCATACGTTTTTGATGAAGGTACTAAGCAAAACTATGAACCTAATAACGGAACACCTGCTAATACTGATCTGGTTCAATCCATGGTTGATGTTTTTAAGAAATAGAGGAGATTTATTAAATGGCAGAAGTTATTAACTATGCTGATGCATACCAAAGTGCATTGGAACAAGCTTTTTATGATGGTCACTTATATAGTGCAGATTTGTGGAATTCACCATCTAACGCAATGATTAAATTTGATGGAGCAAAACATATTAAAGTACCACGTCTTTCAATTACTGCAGGACGTAAAGACCGTCAACGTAGAACTATTACAAGCCCAGCAGTTAACTACAGCAATGATTGGGATGAATATGAATTAACCAATGAACGTTATTGGGATACTCTTGTAGATCCCTTGGATGTTGATGAAACTAATATGGTGGTTTCAATTGCTAACATCACTAGACAATTTAACTTAGATTCAAAGATGCCTGAAAAGGACAGAGAAATGTTTTCTAAGTTATATCAACAAAAGGTTAAGTATGACGGTCAAGATGGGGTTCACACTGAATCAGTTAATGAAACAAATGTTCTTAAGTTATTCGATGAAATGATGAGTAACTTTGATGAAGCTCGTATTCCAGCTCAAGGCCGTATCTTGTACGTAACTCCTAAGATGAATTCAATCTTGAAGCGTGCAGATGCTATGAACCGTACTGTAGTTATTTCTGATCCTTCAGCCATTACTCGTACAGTTCACTCATTGGATGAAGTAACCATTAATGTTGTTCCATCTGATTTAATGCAAACTACATTTGATTTCACTGTTGGTTCAAAGCTTAAGTCAGATGCTAAGCAAATTGAAATGTTCTTAATTAGCAATGGTGTTCAAATTGCACCTGAAAAATACTCTTTTGTTGGATTTGATCAACCATCTGCTGCAACTTCAGGTAACTACTTGTACTACGAACAATCATATGATGATGTTCTCTTATTAAGTACCAAGACTAAGGGCTATGAAGTTGTTGTTGGTGATGCTACTGGTGTTAAGGACTTATCAGATTCATCAAAGCTTGTTAAGAAAGCAGATCCTGCTAATGTAAAGCCAACTGAAGCTAGTACTGTTGAAGAAATCAAAGCTTATTTAACTGCTCATAAGATCGACTTATCTGGCAAGACTACTAAGAACGACTTGTTAGCATTAGTAAAATAGCTTAGGTGGCGATTGGATGGATAAAGAACACATTGCTGACCAAGTTAAATTGTTAATCCCTAACAATAATGAAAATCCTGATTATGATAAGATCATTGATTTTACAGTTGATAAAATCATGAATGATATTGCTAATTACTGTAATATTCCAATTGATGAACTGCCTAATGAATTATCTACTGTAGTGGTTAACATGACAGTTCAAGCAATTAAGGTAAATGGATTTCTTGATGGCGAGAGTGCTGCTAAAATTCAATCGCTAAATGAAGGTGATGCCAGTGTTACATTTAAGCCTATGAGTGATATTTATTTAGCTCTACAAGGTTTAAATCCTATTACGGATAATTACACTAATATCTTAAATAACTTCAGGAGGCTACCAGAATGAGCAAATTTGAAGGCTTAAAAAAGGTAGTCTCTTTGTTGTGGACGGATAAAGCAAAAATCATTGGTACTAAAAAAGTAACTAAGAATCATATTACTAATAGTATTGAAACCACAATAGTAGAAAATGAACCTTGCAAAGTTATTCTTAAGGGGCAATCTGCAGGCACTCAAACTATTTTTGGCACTGATGAAGCAAACGCTAAGTTGCTAATCCGTAATGGCATTGATATTCCTGCTGGGGCGGTTATTTATATTACTGATCAAAACGGTAATACTACTAAATACAAACGCTCTAGCAAAGGATATTCCGGCTATTACTCACATCAAGAGATTGCAATGGTAAGGGATGAAAAAGCATGAGTTTGGGAACTGTTGACGATGCAGAATTTCAAGCTTGGGCTAGTCGTGTTAAAGGAAGGATAGACAGTGGCCAACTCAAAGAAGAGATTGGTCAAAGCACTAAGCGTATTGGTGTACAAGCCATTAGAACGCTCAAAACCAATACTCCTGTTGATACTGGAACTTTACGTAAAGCTTGGACTGCTGAAGGCCCTTCTGTAAGTGGCGGCGGTTGGGTTGTCAAAGTAAGTAATCCTACTGAATATGCTTCCTATGTTGAAAGTGGCCACAGAACTCGTGATCAAAAGAACTGGGTGCCAGGTCAATTCTTTATGAGAAATTCCTTGAATGCGATACATTCTCAACTGCCTGATCTGATAACACCTGGTTTATGGGCTTTTAGGAATTTACTATCATGACAATAATTGAAAGAATAGCGGATGAGTTAGCTCGTATCTCACCGAATACAACAATTTACACGGAGAATCAACCTAATGGGTTTGATGAACCGTGCTTTTTTATAGGCAGAGCAGGAAATACAATTCTAAAGCCAGAACTTTTTGATTATGAAATTAGGAAAATACCCTTTCAAGTTGTTTATTTTCCGCCAGAAAAAAATGCTAATGAATCATTAGATGAGATGGAAGCACTGCTAATGGACAATCTAACTGTATTGCCTGATTTTGCTTATTTAAGAAATCGTGAATTCAGTGTAGATACTAATGAACATACGTTGACGTGTGATTTTGATCTTGTTTTACGGATGTATAAACCAGATCTTTCATTAAAACAAAGGAGTTTAGATTTAAATGCAAGAACAAAAGGAAACAACAGGGAATAACACCAAAGTTGAGTACGCCGAAGTCAAGTACACTAAGGCTCAAATTAAGCAAGCTAATTTGTTCCCTGGGACTAACAACACAGCAATTATTAATGCTGCGTTAGAAGATAACAGAACTTATACAATTGCCGAAGCTAAGAAAGCAATTGAAGACTTTAAAGGAGGTATGTAATTCATGGCAGGTGGAACTTGGAGAATGCAAAACAAAGTAAGACCTGGTGTCTACATCAATGTTAAAGGTGATGGTAAGCCAGCATTAGCTACATCTTTAGGACGTTTATTAATGTTCCAAAATGAGCCTTTAGGTTGGGGTAAGAAGGGCATCATTGAATTAACTGCTACTAGTGATTTCACTGCACTAACTGGGCACAATAATACTGATGAGGTATTGGCTCCAGTTCATGAAGCTTTGAAGAATGCTGAAACAGTATTGCTTCTAAACGATTTTGATGGCGGCGCTAAGTCTACTGCTAAGAGCGGGGGTGTTTATACCATCAATGCTAAATATGAAGGTGAGCAAGGCAATAACATTAGTGTTAGCTTTGTCCCTGCTCCTTTAGCTGGTGGCGCTAATACTCGAGATGTAACTGTAACTACTGTTTTCGGCACTAAGGAAGTTGATCAAGCAAAGATTACTTTGCCTTTAGCAAATACTAAAGCAATTACTGCAGCAGGATTAACTAAGGAAGATCAATTAGAAGTTCATAATGATTATGTTGATATTACATTTGGTACCCCTGCAGAAGTTACTAAGGAATTAGCTGCTAAAGGTGAATATCCACTTTACACTGCAATCTTTAACGGTTTAACTCAAAATGCTGCTAATGTTTCTCTAACTGGTGGCTCAAATGGTACCAACAAGGTAGTAGATGATATGAATGATTACTTGGAAAATGAATTCTACGCTGTAGCAACTACTGCAGGTTGGGATGAATCAAGCAACATTCATAAACTTTTAGTTGAAGAAATTAAGCTTTTACGTGAAAATGTTGGCATTAAGGTTCGGGCCGTTGTGCCTAATGTAAGAGGCGTGGCTTACAACTATGAAGGTGTATCAACTGTTCTTAACGGTTATGTGCTTAACAATGGCACTGTGGTCACTCCTAATATTGCTACTGCTAGATTTGCTGGGATGAGTGCTAGTGCTACACCAGATCAAGCATTAACTTATACTCAACTTGATGATGCTGTAGAGGCTAAGCCTAAGCTAAATAATGATAAGACCATTGAAGCTTTAAATGCTGGACAAATTGTGTTTACCACACGGGCTGGCAGTCGTGTAGTGATTGAGCAAGATATTAACTCACTCACTAAGTTCACTAGTACTAAGCCTAAAGATTTTAGTAAGAACCGTGTCATTAGAACACTTGATGAAATCTGTACTAATACCACTCAAACATTTGAAATTAGTTTCTTGGGTAAAGTAAGTAACAATGAGTTTGGACGTGATTTATTTAAAGCTAACCGTGTAAGTTACTTATCTGGATTAGAGTCACAAAACGTAATTCGTGACTTTGATCCTAGCGATTTAAGCTTAGCTCAAGGTGATGACAAGGACGCAGTATTAATGAATTTATATGTAACTACAGTTGACTCAATGGAAAAACTTTACGTTAACTTGATCGTTAGATAGAAAGGATAAGTAAATGGCAACAACTTTAGAACAGGTTCTTCACGGCAGAGATACTATTTCGTCAAAAGATGCTAAGGTTACTATTACAATCGATGGCAACGTTATTAATTTGATCGACTGTAAAGAACTAAAAATCAATATCAAGAAAAACAAGGAAAAGGTTCAAGTGCTGGGTGACCACTGGACTAAGCACAAGACTACATCTGTGGATGGCACTGGTACTTTAGGTCAATACTTAATCAATAGTAATTGGCTGAAATATGGTATTCCTTACACCATGAAGGAAGGAGATCTTTATTTCACAATTACTTTTACTATTGATGACCCAACTTCTCATGCTGGTAAACAAATTATTCAACTTGATGAAGTTAACTTGGATGAAATCCCAATTGCTGATTTTAAGGCCGATGATTCTGTTATGGATACTTCGGCAGATTTCACTTTTGAAGGTATTCACTTAGTTCAACCTTTTGATGGTATTCAGTAAGGAGAAAAATAAATGGCTGAAAATTTTAATGTTGAAGATTTTATTAATGTTGAAAGTCCTGTAAAGGAAGAAGAAGTAAAGATCAAACGTTTTAAAGTACCTTTTAAGATTCGTTCTTTAACCGCAAAAGAAGTAAGTGAATTGAGAAATGATTCAAAAGAAGTTCAATTCAATAAATCAACTAGAACTTCTCAAAAGATTTTAAATCAAGACAAGTTTGAAAATAATTTAATGGCTGCTAGTGTCGTAGTTCCTAATTTGAAGAATGAAGAACTTCAAAAGCATTACGGCACTTATGGTGATCCTGCAGGTACATTGGAAGCAATGCTCTTAGCGGGTGAATATAATGCATTAGCTGAAAAAGTGTTAGAACTTTCAGGTATTGATGATAATAATGATAATGATTTAGTTGCTGAAGCAAAAAACTAATTAACAATTCAGTTGGTGATTTTTCAATTTATAACTATGTTCTTAACAAGTATCATTGGACACCCAAACAATGGGTAGATCTAAATGAAAGAGAAAAGATACTAGTTGTTGCATCAATTGAATTAAGGCTAGAAAAAGAAGAGGAAGAAAGAGAAGAAAGTAAAAGAGAGGCAAAGTCATAAGGCATTGAAATGATATGTGAGAGGCTTAGCCTCTCTTTTTTTGTAGGAACTAGAAAGGAGGTAATATATGCCAGAAATAAGTGCAACGATTAGAGTTGTTGATGCTTTTAGTAATCCGCTAGATAAATTGGCAAATGGACTTTCAAGAGCGCAATCAGGTTTTAGCAGGTTAAAAGGCGCACTAGGTGGAAATATGTTTGGTAGCGCTGAAAAATCAAGTAGTGGCTTGTTCAAATCTATGGCAGGTGGCGTTGCGGTAGGCAACATGATCAGCAAAGGAATGGGATTAGCTGGCTCTGGTATTAGATCAATGCTAGGAGAACTTAATGAAGCATCAACTTCATGGCAAACGTTTGAAGGAAATATGCATCAATTAGGTGCTTCAAATACTGAAATCAATAAAGCTAAAACCGAAATGCAACAATTTGCACAACAAACAATTTATAGCGCATCTGATATGTCTAGTACTTATGCTCAGTTAGCCGCAGTCGGTACTAAAAATACTGCTCAATTAGTTAAAGGTTTTGGTGGTTTGGCTTCTGCGGCTGATAACCCACAACAAGCCATGAAGACTTTAAGTGAGCAAGCCACTCAAATGGCGGCTAAGCCTAAAGTTCAATGGCAGGATTTTAAACTGATGTTGGAACAAACTCCAGCTGGTATTTCTGCCGTTGCTAAAACAATGGGCGAAAGTACCACAAGCCTTATTAAAGATATTCAAGATGGCAAAGTTAAAACTCAGGATTTCTTAAATGCTGTTGCTAAGACTGGTACCAATGCTAATTTCAGTAAGATGGCTACTCAATATAAAACAGTTGGGCAAGCTATGGACGGTTTGAAAGAAACATTAGCCAATAAACTTCAACCGGCTTTTGATAAAGTCGGAAAAATTGGTATTAAAGCAGTTGAAGGCATTACAGATAAGCTTGGCAATATTAATGGTGAAAAATTAGGAGACAACCTAGTTAGCTTTATTCAAAATGTGAAAAGCAAGTTTGATAATTTCAAACAAAACTTTTCTAGTGGATTTTCTGGATCATTTAATATAGATGGCTTGCAAAATATGATAACTGCTGTTGGCAATGCTATTAACAATGTTAAAAATGCCTTTAGCGGTGCAAGTGGTTCACTTGCTAACACTTTGGGTAGTTTATCCGGCAAGGGCTTAAATGTTGTTAGTTCGGTGATTACTAACATCGCAGACGCAATAGCTAAAATGAGACCTGGTCAAATAAGAGCAGTAGGTACAGCAATTGCTAGTTTCGCTGGAGCATTAACTTTATTAAAAGGAGCTAGTTCTGTAGCAGAAATTATCTCAAACATTGCATCTGGATTAAGTACCATTAAAGGTGGCTTTGGTACAGCTTTTAGTGGGATCAAAGAATTGCCTAAGGCTTTTTCAAGTATTGGACAAGCTAAAAATGATATAGCTGGTTTCTTTTCTATTTTAAAAGATGGTGCTAATGCTGGTAGTGCAACTCACTTTGCTGATATGCTAGGTGGCTCAAAATTCGGAGCTGGTATAGGTGATATGCTGGCTAAAGTTAATGGCATTAAAACAGCTTTTGCTTCTTTAGCACCAGCTATATCCGGTTCTTTCTTACCAATTACTGGAATTATTCTTGGTGTGTCTGCAGTAGTCGCTGGTGCAGTTATGGCATGGAAGAGTAATTTCTTAGGATTTAGAGATACTGTTCAACAAGCCTTTAGTAATATTGGACAAGTATTAGGGCAAGCATTCAATAATCTTGGACAAGTATTTGCTCCAATAAGGCAGGCTTTTAGTCAAATTGGACAGGCTTTAGCTCCTGCATTACCTGCGATTAAACAATTTGTAACAGCACTTGGTGCTGTAGCTGGTACAGGTGCACTACTAGGATTATCAATGATTGTAGATATCTTTAAAAATATTGTTAGTGGCGCTATGGCAGCTGGTAATGCAATTAAAGGTGTTGTTTCTGTAGCTAAGGGTTTGGGTGCTGCTTTAAGCGATATAAAGCGTGGTGATTTCTCATTTTCGGGAGTTAGAAAGAATTTTGCTGATGCTGGTAAAGCTTTTGCAGACGCAAGAAAAAACTTCCATCCGTTTGATTTTTCAACTACTGAGAAGACACTTAGCACAGTAATTAATAATGCTAAAAAGTCCTTTGGTGATAAGAAAGTAAAAATGAAAGCAGATGTTGATACCTCAGGTATTAGCAAGAAAATGAGTAGTGCTACTAAAGGCAATAATCACAAGATTAAGATTGGCGTTAAGGTAGATTTAAGTTCTGTTAATAAACAATTAAGTTCGATTTCTAAGAAATCTATTAAGACACCAAAAATTAAAGCTCCAAAGATTCCTACACCTAAGATGCCAAAAATGAAGACTATGGCGGCACCTAAAGTTAAAAGACCAGTTGTACCACAACCAAAGATGCCTAAGCTTGGAACAATTCCTGCACCTAAAGTAAGCAGACCTAATATGAGTGGTGTTGTTTCTGCTGTAAGAAGTGGAATGAGTAGAGCCGCTTCAGCTGCAAGAGCTGGTGGGGCACAAATTAGTGCTGCAGTTCGTAGTGCATTAAATCAAGCTATAGCTGCTGCAAGAAGTGCCGCTGGAGCTATGCAAGCGGCTGGGGTAATGATTGGTCAAGGTTTAGCAAATGGTATTAGGTCTCAAGTTGGAGCTGTAGCCGCCGCAGCTAATGAGTTGGTAGCTCAAGCTAATAGAGCTGCAAGAGCAGCGGCACAAATTCACTCACCATCAAGATTGTTTGCTGAAGTTGGTAGTTTTATTGGTCAAGGTATGGCTGTGGGTATGGATTCTACAAGAGGGCTTATTAGTCAAAGCAGTAGAGCCATGATTAATAGTGCTTACCCTGGATTAAATAGTTCAATTAGTAGTTCGGGTTCTCTAAGTTCAAACTCAATTAGACCTAATAGTGCTACAAATAGTAATTACTATACTGGTGGCGCTAATAATTCTAGTGAAGTAACTATTGCTCCAGGTGCCATTGTAATTAACAGCTCTGGTAATCCTGAAGAAGATGCAGATGCTTTACTTGATAAACTTGAAGAAAAGATTATGGAACAAGCCGATAAATCATTAAGTTAGGAAGTGATGCATATGCCTGATCGAAGTGGCATGGAATTTTACATAAAAGATCAAACAACAGGTGAAAATCTTCAAATTCCGGTGAATCCGAAAGATGTTAAGCTGAAATATGAAACAGATGATCATTCTGAAACCATTGTTAACTTAGGTGAAGTAAACATTCCTGGTAAATTAAAGCTAGTAGGTGTATCAATTAATTCTGTTTTTCCTACGGTTGGTGCTCACTATGTAGCGACTAAAAGCCCACATAAGCAGGCTACCTATGTTAAGAAAATCAAATCAATGCAAAGCCAAAACCACAAAGTAAGATTTGTGGTTACTAAAACAGATATATCTATGCTGATGACCATTGCTAGTTTTGAATATGGTTTAGAAAATGGCTGGGCTGATGAATATGCCTATACTTTAGAATTAAAACAATATCGTAAATTTAGCTACGATAAAAAGAAAAATCCAAAAAAGCGAGGTAGATCTAAGAAAGGCAAAAAACGATCTAAACCGGCTGGGAAAATTAGTGTAGGTTCAACAGTTAGTGTGAATGGGCGTTTACATGCTGATAGTTACGGCAAGGGAGCAGGAATGTATGAAAAGAACGCTAAACGTGAAGTTCTATACATTGTTCCCGGTCGTGAATATCCAGTTTGTGTAGGTATAAACGGTAAAGCTCGTGGTTGGGTGAAAATGAGTGAGGTAAAAAGATCATGAGTGATTTAATTCAAATGACCTTGTATAGACGCTCCACTCACTTTACACACTCTAAGCGCCGTGTTGGTTATGATATAAGTGATTTAGTAATTGATGATTCAGTCACATTAGATAGAGATACTAATTTTTCAGCGACCGAATTTAACTTCAAAATGATTTTTGAAAAGAAACCAATTATTCCATATACAGGCGACATCATTTCTTTTAAATGGAAAAAGAAGAAAATGTTTTACGGCTATGTTTTTAAGTATGGTTTTGATAAAAATCACAACATTACTGTTAAATGCTATGCCCCTAGCAGGTATCTTAAGAATGAAGATTCAATTGTATTTAAGACAGGGACATTAAGCGAACGATTCAGGGATGTGTGCAAACGTGCAGGAATTAAATCTAAAGTGGTAGCTGGGTCTGGTCATAAATGCAAAGCCGAAGTTGATGATGGTAAAACATATTTTGACATGATTAAAAATGCTATTAGTGCGACTACTAAAGCAACTCATAAACATTATTTGATTTATGACAATTACGACACTGTAGAACTTAGAAAATTTCCTTACAAAAAGTTAGATATCATTATAGGAGATAAATCAGGGCTTACAGACTATGATTACTCTGTTGATATTGATAATACTTATAATGTTGTAAAGGTTGTCAAAAAGGATAGTAAGAAAGGCAAAAACTCATCTAAAACCAAGACTAGTGAAGATGACCCAAAAACAACTACTATTAAATCAAAGTCGGTTACTATGCCGTCACAAAAACAGTGGGGTAAGCTTCAGAAAGTCGTTAACGCAAAGAAAAAAGCTAACGATGCCCAGATGATTCAGCAAGCTAAGAATGAACTTAAAAATCGAAATAGAGCGAACAAAGAACTAAAGATTACATGTGTTGGTCGTACTGATTTAGTTCCGGGCAACTATGTTACTGTTGAAATCAAAGATTACAAAAAGAAATTTAAAAACTGTCCAATCTTGAAAGCTACTCACCACTTTGGACAAGATTATACAGTTGAGTTAACAATGAAGGTGGGACAATCATGGCAGGTAAACGGCTCTATGAGTTAATGACAAAACGTGGTGGTAAACCAAGCGATTATTCGGATGTTGTATATGGTACTGTCATTAGTCCTAAACCATTAAAAGTACAGCTTTCTAACAATATGGTCTTGACTAATGATTTTATTATTCTTGGCAAACATATTGGAAAATTCAAGATTAAGGGCAAAGTTACCCAACATAAACATGATGAAGTTAAAGGTAACATAGAATTAGAAATCGATAACTCTCTTGAATCTGGCGACAAGGTAACCATGATACGTGAAGATGGTGGTCAACAGTTCTATTTATTTGAAAGGATAGGTGAAGACGGTTTTGGATTCTGATGAAGAAATTAATGTTGGTGCATTAATGGAAGATGCATATTTAGATGATGCTGACCTTGATGATGAAGAAGACAATCAAAGTCCTACCTATACTTTTAAAGTGGCTAATGGTCGAATTCGTGGGATGACTGATGAACTTGATGCAATGCAACAAGCCGTAGATAAGATTCTTAAAACAGAAAGGTTTGTTTATCAAATTTATGATGAGCAATATGGTAATGATTTGCCTGAACTAATTGGTGAATCTATCAATTATGCGGAATCAGAAGCAGAGCGAATGGTAGTTGAAGCTTTAGAAGCTGATGACCGAATCAACAATGTTGAAATTACTAAGTGTGAGCAATCAAGCAGTGATGCAATTACTGTAGAAGGCTTTGCTAATACTGTTTACGGTAGGGTTGGTTTTGAAAGTGAGGTGGATATAGTAGATGAATCCTAATGATTTAGCAGATGAATTAGAAGCTCAAAACTATGATTATTGGCTAAATTTAATGCTAGATAATGTACCAGATGATATTGATAAACGTGAAGGTTCAATTATTTATGATGCTGTAGCTCCTGCAGCTATGGTAAGTGCACAACAATCCTTGTCTTTAGCAAATATTTTACGAGAAACATACATTAAAACCGCTCAAGGGGAATTCCTAGACTATAGAGCAGTTGAACATGGTACTAGCAGATATGAAGCCACTAATGCAGAAGTTAAGGCTAGATTTAATGATGACGATGGTAATCCAGTAAATGTTGAAGTAGGCGATAGGTTCGCAAGTATTGCGGAATCGCCTATTTTTTATACCGTGATTAAAGCCAACAATGATGGTACTGCAGAAATGCAAGCTGAAGAAGCCGGAACAAGTGCTAATAGCTACATCGGTCAAGTACTACCAGTTACGCCTAATGACAATTTAGCATGGGCTGAAATTACTGAAGTTACTATTCCTGCTAGAGATGAAGAAACGGATGATCACTTAAGAAAAAGATTATTAAATTCCAATTCCTGGGTAGCTTATGGGGGTAACGTTGCTGACTATTTGGATATGATTAATAAAATTTCTGATGTAGGTGCAGCTCAAGTTTATCCTACATGGGCTGGTCCTGGTACAGTAAAGCTTGTCATTGTTGGGAACGATTTAAAGCCGGCTAGTGCAGAACTAGTTCATAAAGTAAAGGAAGAAATTGATCCTGAAGATAAAACTACTGAAGGATTAGGATTGGCACCAATCGATCATAAAGTAACTGTGGTAGCACCCGAAATATTAAAAGTTAATGTAAAAACAAAGCTCCAATTAATCAGCGAAGATAATAGAACAGTTGTTGAAAATAACATCAAATTGGCTCTAGAAAATTTCTTTACTAGTTTGAGGCAATCATGGAATGAAATTAATCAAGCCACAATGCGTGGTTATTCACTTATTATTTATCGTTCACAAATTCTTTCAAAAATTATGACAGTTGAGGGTGTAGCTAATGCTAGCTTGCCATTATTAAATAATCAGGAAAAAGATATAATTTTAACGTTTAACAATAATATTTCTCAAATACCATTTTTAGGTGAGGTGTCATTGAATGGATAAAAGTCTCATTTTTAAATACATGCCGGACTACTACAATGGCGTTTATGAAATGGAGGAACTACTAAAAGCTCAAGGTGCAGCACTAAGCGAGTTTGATGATGCAAGAGAACGAGCCTTACTTAATCAATACATTGTTAAGGCTGATAAAAAAGGTATTGCGATATTTGAAAATCAATACCATATCTCACCAGAGCCAGGTGACACATTAGAAGTAAGGCGCCAGCGCTTATTAATGCGTGTATTACCACCACAGCCAATTACTAAAAGGTATTTAAAAGAACTGTTTAAATCTCTTAAAATTCCAGCTAACGTAAGTGTTGACTATAGTAGGCGCAGGCTCAACGTAATTTCCTACAGTGGTGAATTAAGTAAAGAACAACAAAAGCTAATTACACTAACTTTAAACTGCTACTTACCGGCTACAATGATTTATATTTATCAAACTTGGTATAAATGTGAACCTGCTAGAGCTTATGTTGGATCTGCTACGGCTTGCAAGGTTACTACTGTAGCACATGCGGAAATTTTAACTGAGGAACAGCAACGAATTAAGTTTTATGAGTTTGGTATTTGGCAGAAGACAGTTAGAGCTATTACCGCTTATGTCGGTAGCGCTACGACAAGTAAAGTTACAGCAAGTGTAGAAGCAGAAAGGAGGGAACTATGAGTAAATACAATAGAACAAAACTTTTACCTAAAGGTTTGCAATTTATTCAAGGGGTAGTTCGTGGTAATACTTGTTTTGAAATAACAGGAGCTTCTTTTGGAGTTACTCAAGTAACGGATAGTGATGTTATCAATAACGGCAGACTTCCTAATATTATTGGAAATATTCCTATTGTTTCAATTGATAAAGATCGCTTAGCAGATCAAAACGTTTTAGGTATTGAACTATCTTTTACCCAGCAAAGCACAAAAATTAATAATGACTTAGATTTGTGGGCTGTTCAAATTAACGGCTGTCAAGAACGGGACAATCAAGAATATCCAATTGCCTACACCATTGCTCAAGAGCCGGAACGATTAACTTTAAGTGATCCTAGCTTTGAATTTAGATTGATGGTCTATGTACAAGTTGGAGATACTGATAAGGTAACGATTAATGTTAATCAAGATGGCATGGAATCCAGGGCGGAGCACGCTAGGGATTTTAATCGACTTATTAAAAGTATTTCTGAAGGTTATATTGATGTTGACCTTAAAGATCATAATGGTAATCAAGTTTATGATTCTCAAGGTAGAATTATTAAAGTTAAACATGCCATTGTTGATACTGATAAAAGCTTGAGTATTTTAAACCGTGCAGCAGATGCTAAAAAAGTTGGTGAAATACTAGGTGCAATCGATAGCCAATTAAGGACTTTAGATCAACTTTTACATACTAATTACTCAACTGCTTTAGACTTGCAGGACGTTAAAAACATCGCAGCAGCTAACGCGGATATTAACAACCGACAAGATGGACAAATTAACGGTCTGATAACCAGAACTAACGATATTGAGTCGGGTGTAATTAACAACACTCGTGCTATTAGAATTTTAAGTCATGATGGCAAGAGTTTAGCCACCCATGCTAATGCAACTATTACGGCTCGAACGGAATATATCAAAACTGATAATACTTTATCGGACTATGGTGCAGTAGCAAACGCCGGTAAAGTTGGGGAAGCTATCAAACAAACATTTTTAATTCTTAACGCATCACTAAACCAATTAGCAGCTGACTACAATTCCTTACAATCTAATCAGGTAATTGTAGATCTTACTAACCAGGTCTTAGCACTTAAGGATCAAAATGATGTGGCAAACCATACCATTCAAGCACTTAAAAAGAGTGTTGAAATTTCAAGTGCAGAGTCGCAAGCAAACAACTTAGATGCGTTGCACGATCCCGGTCGCTACTACTTGGGCACAGCTAATGGCTACGATGATGCGGTCTTAGAAGTTGCCACACTAGGCAACACTAATAAGGTTATGCAACATATGTTTTCAGCTGGGAACACTCAAGACCGTTCAGAGCGCCGGATAGGTACTAAGAGCGGTGACTCCTATAGCTGGAGTGCGTGGAACAACGAATACTAATAATATAAGGAGAAATTCAAATGACAGATATAAGAATTCAAGATTTCGGTGAAAATTCAAAGCCAGATAATAATAATGATTTTGTGATGACCTTTAACGACAGCTCAGAGTCAAAAACACGACTAAGAGATGCTTTTTATAGCATGGTGCCAGATGGCACACAAACTCACAACAACATTTTTAGAGGTTGGAACTTAGGGGCTTTAAACTCTACACATATTGCCAATATTCAAAATGGTTCTTTTAAAGACATGTTTATTGGCGACTATTTTAGTATCAACAATTCGAACTATGTAATTGCCGGTATTAACTACAAGAAAGGTCACGGAGACAACAGTTCTTTAGGTAATCACTTAGTATTAATGCCTCAAGACTGGTCAAAGACGCCAACTCAAACACTTTCACCAGACGGTAAAACTACTCACTACATGAGCGACACTGATACTACTGCAGGCGGTTTCGCAGGCTCAAAGCTTTACCAAACTTACTTGCCACAAATTCAAACAAAATTAGAATCAGATTTTGGCGCTCATCTAATGAGTTTTAGAACTATCGTATCTACTCACGTTGATAACAGTGGTGCGCCAGATCAAGGTGAATGGCGTGATGCTAAAGTTTCTATTCCAAACGAAGTAATGATTTATGGCACAACTTTAAACGGTAATAACAAGAATAGTTCTTGGTACAACATCGGTGATGAAAATAGTCAATTACCGCTTATGCGCCTTAATGATGCTGAACGCAATTTCAATAGAATTGGTGCTATTTGGCTTAGAGATATCCATTCTGCTTCGGGGTTTGCGCTTGCGCACCACTCCGGCGCCGCTCTCTGGGCCGTTGCTTCGAACACTTTGCATGGCGTTCGGGCTTTCTTCCTGATCGGTTAATCTTTAAATCCAGCTAGGCTTTAGCCTGGATGGATATTTTTCTGGAGGCTACACAATGACAGTACTATTCAGAAGCCATCCACCATAAAACTTAAAAAAGGAGGTCTTGTATGACAGTACCGATGGTTAAAACTAAGGTACAAACTAACTGAAACTGGTCATCTTGTAGTAAAAATAAATCCTAAGACCATAACTCGCGAGAGAAGAAAGCTCAAGAAATATCGAAAAATGGTAGATCAAGGTAAAATTCCATTGATTGATGTTCAAAATTCTTTTAAATCGTGGCTAGGTACTTACGACAAGCTACTATCTTACCGGTCAAAGTCAAACGTGATAGCTTTATACAATAATTTATTTAAAGAGCGCTAAAAAGCACTCTTTTTATTTTGAAAGGAAAATGAAATGGACGATCAAACAAACATTATTAACCAAGATGGTACCTTAAAGGGTACGAATACTAAGGCAAGCGGGGCTGAAACACCATCTGTCCAAGAAACTACTACGCCAGTTGCTGCTCAGCCAACAACTTCTGCTCCTAAAAATGATGACGCTCAAAAAGCTGTGGATTCTGTGCAATCTCCTGATCAGCCTAGCACAGATAATCCATCTGCTCCTGCTTTTTCAGAAAGAGTGAAACTAGATTTGTCAGCAGACGAAGCTGATATGATTCAAACGCTACTAAGCGACTATGTACTTGCATATCGTAGTGATAGAGCCGTGGACTATAAGCCTGAACCAGTTCCAAGAGAAAAAGTAGGGCAATATCCTTATGTAGCCACACCACCAACACCAGAAATTATTAATCCAGCTTATGACTGGATCAATAAGAAATGGTACTCCAAGAGTAACGGTGTTAATTTTAATAACATTGCTCAAACAGTAGCTGTCTTAAAAACTAGAAGCAATCAATATGATCAAATCTTGAATGCAATACAAGAAACTCAAAACGCTTCTGCCACTCAATCACTTGGTGCAGTTAAGATGATGAAACAAATGAGTGAAGATCAATCTGACATTAAGAAGTTGACAAGTTCAATGCAAAGCATCTTACTTAGCTTGGAAGGCTCAAAGGCTACACAGCCAGAAGCATCTAAAGCAGATACAAAACCAACTCAACCATCAGATAAGTAAGAAAACGGAGGTAAATAATTATGACAATTTATGAAATTTTTGTACAAATGTGGGTAATTGACTTTGAAATTGGTATCTTTGACAAGAATTATTTCCAAAGCTTAGTGAAAAGTGGTCAGCTCAAGGTTGAAGACTACAAGAAAGTTACAGGTGAAGCCTATGTTACACCGCAAGATCAACCTGTACACGCTTAGTCTGCGACATCCTCAACATGCGACACTAGGCTTAGCTATCATCTTTGTATCAACTATCCTGATATGTAACAACCTATATTATTTTTGGCCGCCTTTCATGGCAGGTTTTTTAAATGATGATGCAATTGGTATGCTGGGCTTAGTGCTTGGCGGCAACCTGATATTTTGGGCTGCACGAGATAAGGACAGCGTTAAGACTAACTTTTGGCTACTAGCCTTTAGTTGTGCGTTCTGGGCTTTCGAAGCGTGTGTAGAGTTTATCCAAGGCTCTGTTGTAGGAGAACCACACATGATCACGGCAGGTGCGCTTGAAGTGATTATGTTTATTTTCACACTGTCAGTCATTGGCAAGAGCAAGAAACTGCGATAGGGAGGTGGTGCTGTGTCCGAATGGGTTAAAGTACTGCCTTATATCATTTCAGCAATGGGTGGCCTGATTGGTGCCATCAAGTGGCTGTATGGAGCATTGCAGAAGGAGCGTGACCTTTACCGCAAAGACGCAGACCAAAAGGAAAAAGCAATCGTAGATAAAAATAAAACAATTGCAAAACAGGAATTGAAGATTGCTGAACTAACAGCCAAGGTGCATGAACAGCAATGGCTAATTGATCAGTATGTTAAAAAATTCCCAAATAAGGAGAATAACTATGAAACCAAATACTAGAATTCTTGATTATGTTGTACTTATCCAAGATGGTGTATTAACTCTTGATGATGTTCCACAAGACATCAAATCATCTGTAACCAAATGGGTGCGCTATTTGTCTGGCGTCACCGACAACGGCATGGTTAAAGAAGATACAGCTACACCAGCCGTATCAACTACTCCTGCACCAACACCAGCAGCAGTAGTAACTAAACCAATCTTGCCAAAGGTAGGTGACTAGTATGCAGTTAAATCAAATTACTGATTACATCGTAATCGCAGGCATGATTGTCGTTGCACTTGCAACAGGTGTATCTACTGCACTAGATTTTTACATTAAGCGTGCAAAAGAGTTACACAAGCCTGTTCTACAACAACTTATGACAATTGATGAGATTGCGAAGTTTGTTGTTGCAGAAGCAGCAACTTTGGATATTTCAGGCGCTGAAAAGAAAATCAAAGCTACACAAGACCTGATTGATCAAACTAAAGCAGAAGGAAAAAATATCACTGCTTCTGTCGCAAAGGGTGCTGTACAACAAGCCTATAATGCAGCAACAGAAGAAGATGCAGCTGCACAACCTATTGGTTTTGTTTCACAAGATCAAGGTGATGATGCTCATGAAGGCTAAAACCTACAACGAGTTTGTTTTTAATTCATTTGACCACCGCGACAATGAAGGAGGTGAGAAAGATGTCAAGCTCAACCGTATCAAAAAGAAGTTATGGAGTGGATGTAGCGAGTTATCAAAGCACAACAGTTAATTATGCTGGTGCCAAGTTTGCTTTCGTAAAGCTTACAGAAGGAACAAACTACATCAATCCAAAGGCATCTGCACAAATTAAAAGTGCCAAGGCTCATGATTTAATGGTCATGGGTTATTTTTATGCAAACCATTCTAGCTCAGTAACAAAAGCTAAGGCAGAAGCCAAATACGCAGTAGCAAAAGCTAAGGATTTTGGGCTTCCAGCTGGCAGTTATCTTGCTGACGATTGGGAACAAGGAAGCGGTAATGCTGTTACTGGCAGCGCTATGGCTAACACAGATGCAGTTCTTGCAGCAATGCAAGTAATCAAAGAAGCTGGATACAAGCCACTGATTTACTCGGGGACATTTAATTTGAGAAATCATTTAAGCATTTCTAGAATTGTAAAAAGTTATGGAGATTGTATTTGGGTAGCTTCATATAAAGTGATGGGTCGTCAAGACTATGCTGACTTCAATTACTTCCCATCAATGGACGGCGTAGCAATTTGGCAATTTACTGATAACTACAAAGGTTTTGGCGTTGATGGCAATATTGCAGTCGTTGATTTAAAGGTGAGTTCGATTAGTTCTAAGGCTGAATCAACGAACAAAGGCTTAGAATCACTCTCCCTGCATCCCGTAGTTAAATGGAATATTGGTTCAGTTGCTGTTGTTGCCAATTCCAAAGGTGCATATGTCTACACCAGTTCCAAAATCGACAAGCGAGAATCTGATAAGCTGAAACCTTGCGGATCAATGTGGGCAGTACTTGGCTTTGAAAATGGTGCTGTCAAGGTGGGCAAAAATCAATATTTCGACGGACGTGCAGTATATGTTAAAGCTAATCCTATAGCCTACAATGACAACAAACACGCTGTAGCAAAGATAGTCATGCCTAACACACATGCGCTAGATACTCCAAAACCTGACGCAGAAAAAGTGTACGGTCTTGCGCTTAACTCAAAAGTTGAGATTCAAGGTCGTGTCGGGCACTTCCTAAAAATCAAGGAGCTACACAAAGGCAAGCAGGTGTATGTCACAGGCAACCGAGCCTATATCGTCTTATAATTAGAATAAATATTTATATGAGAGGAAGTGAAAAAATCAACCCCTCTAAATCTATAATTTAAAAAAGCCACTCTAGGATTAAATTCCTGGGGTGGCTCTTTTTTGTGTTATAATGAGCTAATCAAGGAATGTTATGAGGTAACGCAATGGACTACTTAGATGCTTTAATTGAAAAGGATAGACAAGGAACATATCGTACACGAAAAATGTTGTTAGAAGATTTGATAGAAGGTTCCATTAAAACTATTAAAACTTCGAATGATCCTGAAGAAATAAAGCATGAAGCTATTAATTTAGTTGATTATCGTTTGCAACTAATAGATGTAAATAAAAACCTGGAAAATTAA